TCGGTCTCACGGTCCGCGAGATCCCTGTCGAAGTCCTCCAAGGGCGCGTGCTTCAGTTCCCACGAGAACCACAGGATGAACAGGATGGCGCTCGTGACGCCGATGACCCACCAAATCATGCTGCACTCCGTCCAATCTCAGCAGCAGCGCGGACGATGGCGCGGCGCACAGCGGCTGCTGTGTCCAATTCGTCAATGGTCGATTCCCTGAAAAACTGGCCGCGTAACGCGCCAGCAATAGTGCTGGCGCTTGCCTCAACGGGGCCGGTCGAGACTGACATAAACAAGTGGCACGCCAGCCGCAGCGCATCGCCGTCGTCGGTTAGGGGGTTCCAGCGCTCCCAATCAACCATCAACGGTGTTACGTGTTCAACCCCCGCAGCCTTCGCCGCAAGGTCTAGCAACTCTCGATCAGTCATGACTCCCTCGCTTTCAGTTGACGCACGACATCGGTGTGATACCGCATCATGGCTTGGTGATACTCGGCAGCAGCCAAGTGCTTGACCCACTGACGCTCGGACTCCTCGATCTGTCGCTGCGCAAGGGTCTTGGCGCTGGGGACTCGGAACAGTTCAATCAGGGCTCGCATGTTCAGCGTTCCTTTTTGCAACGTGAGCCATATTCACCAGATTTGAGTACAGGTGGTCTGGCAAGTTTTCCCGACAGATGTCCCGAAAATGGTCATTGATTGACCGATTCTTGAGTTTATTGATCCTCAATGCGTCTGCCAACTTGTGCTGGAGATACTGTGACTCCTGCCCCAACTTGGTGATCTTCATCTGTAATTCGTTGTACATCTTCACGGGTGCGTATCGATGCATTCTCAATGCTTCTGATGCCATTTCACGCAATGCGGACTTGGCCTCAGCCCGCGCAATATCCACCAGTTCTTTTCTCGCCCTCAGTTGGTCAACTGTTTCCATCATCTCTCCTGTGGTTGTGATGTGCAACAGTGTAAAACAATTAAATCCCGCGTGTCAAGCGATATTGTTTGACTGCATTGCGCAAGCCCGCCTGAGTCGAAGCCTTCTCGGTCAGTGCCAGCGCCTGAGCCTGATCCAGAGTGTCGAGCATCAGGATGCGGTGGCAGATCACCGGAGCCCCTTGACCCTGACGCCGGATGCGTGCGTTCATCTGGTCGTACAGGTCCAGGCTCCAGTTGAGCCCGTACCACACAATCGTGTGCCCGCGCTTCTGCAGGCCGTCGATCCCATGACCCATGGATGCTGGGTGTCCGATCATCAAGGGACAGTCTCCACTGGCCCACCGAGCCATAGCGTTGACAAGCGAAGCCTCTGATTTGCACTCGGTCAGGTTGATCGGACGCAGGTGTGCGAACTTCTTCATGATGCGCTCGGCATCAGACCTGTACCCATAGGCGCACAGTACCTGTTGGCCTTGGGCCTCGTCGATGATCTCCTCCAGCGCCTCCAGTTTGAGGTCGTGGATCGGCTCCCACAGGGGCATCCCGGCCACCGGGTACATGGCGCCGTTTGCGAACTGGAGGCACTTGTTCGTGAGCGCGGCCTGATTGAACATCTCGACCTCCTTACCACTGTCCAGAAGTATGAAGAACTCCTTCTCCATTCGGTCGTACATGGTTCTCAGGTTCTCGGGCATCTCGATGTTGATGTCGTTGACCACGAGGTCGGGCAGCTTGTTGTAGTCCTCGGCGCTCATCTCCAAGGTGATGTCCCCGATCAACTGCTTGATCTCGTTCTCAGCGCCGTCGTAGGGTAGTTCCTTGTGGGGTCCGACCTTGCGGTAAAACCGGCTCTTGAACGCCGTCTTGCTGGTCCCCAGGCGCTCGCCCTTGTCGACCACTAGGTACTGACCATGCAGGTCCTGATAACCATTGGAAGCAGGGGTGCCGGTGAGTCCGGTTGCCCACTTGAAGTGGGGCAGGATCTTGCGAGTCGCCTTGACGCGTTCCGTGGTGCTGTTCTTGCACTTGCTGATCTCATCCCACACCACCCCGTCGAATGGGAGCGGTCGGTTCTTGCTGATGAAGTAGGTCTGCAGAACCTCCGCGAGCCAGCCGAGGTTTTCGTAATTCACGAGGTAGATGTTCGCTGGGCGTAACAGCGCCCGGGTCCTCTGGTCCTTGGTGCCCGTGAGCATCGAGAACGTCAGGTGCTTCGTGTGCGACCACTTGAGGGCCTCTTGCCTCCAGACCAGCCGGATAACCCGGATGGGTGCAACGATGACCACCCCGCGCAGGTAGTTGCTGGCCAACAGGTGCGCGATGCTGGTGAGGGTAATCGGGGTCTTTCCAAGGCCCATGTCGAGCCAGAGCATCGTGGTCGGCATGGAGCACTGGAAATTGACGGCACGCTTCTGGTAGTCGTGCAGGAGGTCGGGGGTTAGCATCACTGCTCCCGCATCATGCCCACGATGAGCCGGCCGGCCTTCACCGAGTCAACCACGAACACCATGACCCCGTGACCCCGGAGCCTGTCGTGCTCCCGGGTCTGCTGGGGCGTGGGCTTCATGCCCTCGCGCTTGAACTCGACAAAGAACACCGTGCCCTTGGGAGTCACGAACATGCGATCGGGGACCGCGGCGCGTGCGGGGCTGGTGAACTTGTAGACCAGCATTCCGGCGTCGTGAGCGTAGTCACAGACGTTGCGCTCAATCTGTTTTTCGAGTTGGGGTTTCATTTTTCTTCTCCAGTTCGATCAACAACTCGATGAAGTGCTTCGCCTTCTCAAGATCCGCGATCCCACCCTTGTCGCGCCAGCGGGTCAGGTACTTGATTGCACACCCCTCGGCAAAGGGGATGTTGTTGGCGTGGATGTACTCAATCGGCTGGATCTTGAGTTTCTTGTAGTGGTCGCCGGCCACCTGTTTGTCAAGGGGGTTCATCTGATGAGTTCCTTACCCTTGTCGGTGAGCCACCCGGTTCTCAGGCTCATGCCATAATCGATAAACCCTCGGTTGGCCGCACGCTCCATAGCTCGGTAGCAGACCTTGAAACACGCACCAGTTTCACGTTCCAGTGTGGTGTATGGGTAGTCGTAGTCTCTCCACGCGCGTCCATTCCCCCGCTGCTTCTCGGCACGTTCGTAGGCACGACACACCATCTCATCAGTGATGTCTTTCGTATGCAGAGTCATGACAATCCATTCACAAGTTTCTCGACTTCTTGCACGTAGTAGTCGAAGTCCACCTCGACACCCCGAGCCTCGGACACGTCGTTGCACGGGGTCACTTTCCACCCGGCCTCCACGCCGATCTGGCGCCAGAGTTCCTTACCCTTGAGGGGCGGCATCTGCTTGAACAGGTGGCCCCCGGTCTTGGTAATCAGGTAGCGCGTGGTGTTCTGGAGCGGGAACTGTGTGTCACCCCACTCCTGCCGGTACTCGATCACCAAGTTACTCGACCGAGGCACCTTGACCCTGAGCATGAAGTCGTACAGGTCAGGCCACTGCTCCACGGTCTCCCGAATCGGAGCGCCTTCGAGTAACACCTTCTCGGCCACCTTCGGGACTACCAAGGCGCTGTGATTCTGGTGCCACTCCATCTCGTACTCGTAGGCACCCTTGCGCTTGACCTTGCCGTTGAGGTACTGCCCGATGTAGTTGTTCACGTCCCTGATGCACATGCGCTTATAGGTCATCTGCTCCAAGGTCAACTTGGTCAGTTTCTCCCAATGCTCGCAGACCATCTTGAGCGCGAGGCTGGACCCGTGAGGCATGCGAACTGTGAGCCCGTCAGTGTTGCACTGGATCAACTTCACCCCGGGCACATTGAGCAGGATGTTCTCGGCCAGCAGGCACAGCAGCAGTTGACCGTTGAGCGTGATCCGCATCGTGAACAGCGGGTCATAGAACACGCTGAACACGTTGTTGCTGTCGCCGTAGACCCCGTTGAGTGCGAGCTTGAGCATCGCGTTCTCAGGCGAGCCCTTGGGGTAGGACTTGCGCTGCTCGAACAGGTGCGCATAGATCGTCGTGAACGTCTGCCCGAGGTGCTGTGGGTAGAACCCATTGGCGATGGCCAGCGTGGGGTAGTACGACGTGACATCGAGGTCCACGATCACCGAGCCCTCATCGGACTCCAGAATCTCATTCTCCACGCTCCCGTGGATGCCCCCAAGCCCGAAGACGAACTCGAACCCCCTGACCCGTGCCGTCACGTCCTTGAACACCCCCTTGGTCTCGGTGATCGTCTGTTCCTTGAGCCACTCCAGCACCCGTTGGAACTCGGGCTCTTGGAACTGGATCCATGGCAGGATGGCGTCCCGGAGCGCGATGCTCGGGCGCCGGGTCTGCCGAGGCGTGCGCCCCTGTGGACCGTAGTCGTAGCACACGACGCCGGCCGCTTCGAGTTCCATCACGAAGTAATCCTTGCCGATCTTCGTGTCGTTGTGGTTCATGAAGTCGCGCTGATAGCGTGCAGTCAGTTCTTCACGGAACCTGATCGACTCGGTGCTGTGGTGGTAGAACTGCCGGGTCTGTAGGACATCGTGCCGGTTGTACCTCTTGAGCACGGGCACCTGGTCCTGCGTGAGCATGGTGCCCACGGGGAACGGGAGGTCGCTGATGTTGTCGGCCCGCATGTTGAACTCCAGCACCTTGAGTCCGGTGCTGCGTGCCCGGTTGTCGAAGTGGTGGATCAGGAACAGGTCAAGCTGGTCCACGAGTCGGTCGGCAGGCTTGACCATGTGCATCCAGCGGTTGTCATCCTGCGACTCAATGATCGCCTGCGCCTTGTCGTACAGGGTCCGGGCGTTGGCCTGACCCATGCGACACAGGGCGTGCAGGATAGGGTAATCGAAGCCGATGCTGTTGAACCCCACCATCCGGGCACCGAGGCTCTTGAGCCAGTGGACCCACTGAATGATGGCGCTGGAGTCATTGCGCCAGTCGCTGATCTCGAAAGACCACTCGATAGGCAGGTGTGCGTGGATGGCGTGTAGCGTGAAGACGTTGGGGTACGTCTCGCAGTCCCAGATGATGTCGTTCGTCATTTGAGCCACCTCCCGATAAGGACATCGACTGGTGGCGCAGGTTGCGCGTTCTTCACGTCAAGCAGTTTCTCGATTCGTTCAGCTCTTTTTTCCGATTTGGATTTCTTAACCCGCACGACCTTCTCTGGAGGGATGGGTTTGACGCAAAGCATTTTCTCCAGGCGCTTCGCTTCTTTTGCAGCATAAGCAGCCTTCCTTCTTTCAATTCTCACCAGACCGTCGATACGAGAGAGAGCATGAGCCATTGAGTATTCAACAAACTCTCGCAACAACTCGGAATCACCAGTTCCGACAATTTCCCGTATGTCATCAATCACCTCCCACTTTCGCGGCGGCTCCAAGTCATTGCGATTGTTCCTCAGAAAGGAACCTGCGAGCACGGCAACCCTGAGTTTCTCGTCCTCGTTCAACGTGAGAAACCGAGGAACCTCGTCATCACTCAAGTCATTCATCACAGTTACTCCTAACAGGTGAGCCCCGCTACCGACCAGTGAACCGGGGACCACTCCACCAATTCCTTTGGTAGACCCGGCACAGGTGCAGCGCGGGGCTCGATTTATTTCCGCTTGGGTCGCCCCGCCTTGGGGGCCACCTTGTCGACCAGCACAGGCGTCTCCGATGTGGTGATCCTGTGCTCGTTGGCGCACTCGTACCTGCGCCGTGTCTCACCGCTCGGGCGAACCCGGGTCTCCAGCACCCGGGTCCAGGCCCCACACTCGGGGCACTTCACATCAGCCCCCGAGGAACGAGGGCATCTGGGGCGCACCGAACGGCGCAGCGGGCATCGGGGGCACTGGTGCAGCCACAGCACCAAAGCCGCCCATGAACCCCGGCATCGCGGCGCCTGACGCCGTGGGGCCTGCGGCCTGCGCCACCTGACCGAACATGCCAGAGACATCGACAGCACCCTCACCAAACGCCACATCGTCCTTGAAGAACTGCACCGCGACGAGATCGAACCGGAACCCGTTGCC